TTCCATTGCATCTAAAGAAGATGTTCTTGCTCCACCAGCAGAACCAGTGATCCAAGTTTTATAACGTCTGTCTTCAGTTTCAGAAGCTCTGTAACGAACGTGTAAGAAAGGACGCTTAGCATTCTTTCCTAAGATTTGATCGTATACTGTAGTTGAACCAGCAGGAACTAATAGTCCGTTGATTGCTCCACCTACAAGACCACCTCTCATTGTTGGGTCGTTAAGATATTTCCAGTCAGACTTGTAGAAGTCATAACCTCTACGGAATCCTGTGAAACCAAGGTTTAATGCCATCTCTTCATCGTTGTCGAATAAACCATATGATGTACCTCCAGCTCCATAAGAGTTTTGAGCAGCTAACATATCGTCCATATCAAATGAGAAGTTTCTATTTACGAAAAGAACATTCTCTTCAATAGAACCTTGCTTATCTAATCTTTGGATAATACTGTCAAACTCAGCAAGAGTTGTTGGGTTACCACCACCAAAAACATTTCCTCGGTCTTCTACAACGTAGAATACACCTTCAGAACCGTTTAGGTTTGCTAAAGATGCACCAGCTACTGTTGCTTGGAAAAAGTCTCCAGCTCCAGAACCAGCTTCTGCAGGGACAGCTTCAATCATAGCTGTTTCCATATAGTCCTCAAAACGTAATCTTGTGTCATGCTCAGACTTCAAATACCAAAGGTATCCACTTACTCCGTCTTCTCCAGAAACTTCAATCCATCCGATTTGAGCCATATCAGATCCAGATACTGCGTATTTGTCTTTGATAATAATAGGCTTGTTGTCGAAGATGAAATCATCAGCTTCATTAGATCCAGTCATTCCTTCAGTTCCTTTGTTGAACTCTGAACCATAGATAAAGATATCACAAGCAACAGCTGCTGCCATAGCTTGTCCACCATTTTCATAGTAAGCAATTGTTACTGTGTTTGGTGCAGCAGACGTAGGTGCTACTGTTACAACTCCTTTATTTGTAAGGTTTGAACCTGGAGTTTTATCTGAGATCATTACTGTTTGACCAACTCTTAATGACGCAGTATTTTGCGTTCCAGCTAATGCTGGGTTAAAGTTAGTAAGGTTATTAGGAATTGTCCAAACACCAGTTGCTGCTGCTAATGCACCTGCTGATGTACAATTCTGATATTTAACGTGTAGTCTTCCTTGCTCAGCCCATTTGATAAGGTCAGAGTTAGAAGGCATTTCTGCTCCAACCATTCTAAGGAAAGAGCTAATCGAACGGTTTCCATATCTCTCAAATTCCTTTTCATAAGTATCAGGTAGATACTGATTTAAGAAATCAAAGTTATTGATATAATTACTTTCCAACGGCACTTGTTGTGCTGAAGGTTGTAAGTCAAAACCTGGGGTTGCATTTACTGCCATAATTTTTCTTTTTTAAATTTTTAACTTTTATTAATACTTCTAATTTTAAGTCCTCGTCCACTACTTTTATCTCCAACTGAGCGTATTTTCAAACCATCTTTTGTAGACAATTGCGGTGATTTCCGTATATCCATATTTATATTTTTGGATTTACGAGTAACATCATCCACAGCTGCTGCTACACCTTGTTCATAAAAAAACTGTGCAAACTTTTCAGGATTCATAGCAACCGATAAGGCTCTATGGTATCCTTTAGCATCTTCAATTAAACCTTTGTCGTCTAAAAATTTGCCGACAAAATTGTTAACATCTGATTGCTTGTTCATCAATTCTTCTTTAGTACCTGGTTTGTAGTTAATTTTTGAATCGCCCACGTTAAATTCAAAACCTTTGAAATCTTCGTTAAACACTTGTTTAGTTCGATCTAAAAAATAACTGTATCGCTTTTTGTTTTCCTCAGCAATAGTATCAGATTCTTTTATATAATCCTGATAAGCAGTAAGTTGTGTTTCTTGATCTTCAGATAATCCACCCCCACTTGACTCAAGAGGGATTTTATACTTATCTTTCTGTTCATTAAAGTACTTACGTGCTTTAGCAAGCTCTCTTTTTTTAGCTAACTTTCTTTTTTTAATGTCTTTTTCTTCGTCTTCATCAACATCGAATCCAAACTTATCGTCCATTAAATCAATTATATCTATCGCATCAAGACCTTCTTCTTGAATACTATAGTAGTCAGCTAATACTGAATCATCGTCCATGTCATTGTAGTTCTTTTGTAATTTATAAAAGTCTTCAATGCCACGACCTGTTTCTTTTTTATACTCAAAATACTTTAAAACATCTTCAGGTAAATCCTCGTTTGTTTCTCTTGTTTCAAACAATTCATCAACTGAATTTATTTCTTTATTGTACCTTTCTTTAATATATGAAAGAACGTTTTCATCATTTACTCCTGATGACGGAGTTTCTTCGGTTTTTAAACCAATATTATCTTTTATTGAGTCAACTGACTCAGGGTCTTTAGTTTCAGAAATATCTACACTTTCAACTTTTTTAAGATCAACGTCTTCCTGAGTTTCTATTTTATCTTGATGCTCATTTAATAGTTTCTCTTCTATTTCAGCTTTAGACTTTTCTTGTCCTTGACCAACTTCTTTTACTTTAAATTCCATTTTATTTAATTTTATTTTTTACAAATTTATATATTATTTTCTATATAATTTTAGACTATTACTATCTTGGATTAAATTCAGCAAGATCAAAACCATCTAAACTGTCTTCGTTAGATTCAAAATTTATTGGAGGTAAGTTTCTTTTTCTTTGTTCAATCATTTTTGATTGCTGTGTATTAGCCATTGTAATTCTATCTGCTTTACCTTTTTCTTTTGCCTTCTCTCTATCATCAATTTGAGATTGCTCCATCCCTCTTAATTGTAAATTATAATTAAACTCTACTTGCATTAGTTGAGCTTTTAATGTTGCTTCACTTTTAAGTTTTTCAATATCCATTGCAATTTCATTTTGCTTTAATTGCATTTTGTTTTGAAGATCCATTTGAGCTTTTTGCTGCTCCATTTGAGCTTGAGCCATAAACTGTTGTTGTTGCATTTCTGCCTGAGCAGCTTGTTGCTGCTGAATTTGTTGCTGTTCAGCCTCGGCCTTTCTTTTTCTTTTAACTTTTAAAAGTTGATTAGCCATTTTTAAATTATGAATTTCTCTTATGTCAATAGCATCCTCTAAATTTATATCTTGTTTAGATAAAGCCATCTGAATGTTTTGTTCAAGCATTTGCTTTTCTTCTTCATCTGGAGACATTTCTAAGAAAATACCAAAGTCATATATATAAAAATCTTTTAAATCTTCTAATAGTCTTAAATTATATTTACCAATCTGCATAGCAAACTGATCTTTAAATTCAGAATATTGCATCACATCAGCAGTTCTAACAATAACACCTTCCGCTAATCTTTTAGTCAAGTATAAACTTCCGTTTAATATATGTCGAGTTGCTGTGTTTGAGCTTAGTGCTGCTAATTTTTGAATACCTACTAAAGCTTCAGGGTTTGGTGATGAAGCATCTCTCGCTTCATTAAGGCCTGTTACAGTGCGTATCATATCTAAGTAATGATTATAGTTACCAATAAGCATTTGAAGCTTACCAGCACCACTACTTGAAGTTAATTGTTGTATTGGAACTCTTGCATTATTAAACTCACCATCTTGTGTGTAAGATCTACCAACTACACTACCTGTTTGAAAGTATAGTCGCAATGCATCTTCAGGATTGTATGCATTTCCTGTTCCTAAATCAACTTCATTTAAACCATCAGCATCTATAAATACACCATCTGGAACTACTCGAGCTACAACTTGTTGTATTTTTAAATGTGTTACTTGAATAAGATCGGCAAAAGGAATCATGCGTCTTACTAAAGATTCATAATTTCCTTTATACATTCTGGGAGCAACAGCAACATAATTAGGATATGCAAATTGAGAAGCAGACTTTGGTCTAACCATGTTTTCTGCAAGTTCCCATTTAAGCATAATATTTGTTCCCATCACCATTATACCATCATACCATACTTCTATTTTCTTTTCAACTCTTTCAAAACTACCTTCATCCATCATTTCTTGAGGTGGATTAAATGTGTCGTCTTTAGCAACTACTTTAAAAGTTCCGTCTGCCATTTGTTTTTTCTTGTAAACAAATGAATGAGTTGTTTTATAATTAAAATAAAGTAATGTACACGTGTCTCTATAAAACATAGAGTTTTCGTTATACTGAGAAGTATTATAATAATTATACCAAGACTGACTGTACTTGGCAATTTTGTCCATATCTTCATTAGATATGTTAGGATCTATTTTTACCAACTCTGTCATTGGTATGGTTTTTATTTCTCCCCAATAAAAACAATCTTTAAAATAAGGGTCTTCAGTATAACTATAAACAACATTAGCTGGATCGACATAATCTATTTGAATACCTTGACCAGGCAAAAATTGATGTTTAGCCATACTAACTCCAAGAGTCATTAAATCATAGTCACATCTTTTTCTTGTTTCTTGATATTGATTTTGACTTAAAATAGTATCTACAGCTTCTTCTGCTGCTATTTCTATAGCTGGTTTATATTTAAGTTGCATAAAAAGTTGCAACTCTTCTTCATTTGTAGGAAGTTCAGACTCTTCAGTTTGAAATACATTTATATCAAAATCTTCTTCTATTTGTTGAAACAAAGGTTTTGCAATCATTTCACCTTCAATTTCTCTTTGGAACTCATCCCTTTTCTCTGCAGACATAGCGTCTTCAGCAAAAGTTTTTACTTTAAATAGACGGTCATTTAAACCATTTACTACAATGTCAACAAACTTTGGAATTATAGGAACAGGTGTCCAATCTAAATTAAGATAACTTAAATCTCCATCAACTGCTATTTCATTTTTATACTTAGCCACCGATTGTTCTCCACGTGCGTAAAGCCTCAAACGATTAAACTCCCCCCATTGATCAAAAAACCGACACGAGCCATTATCTCTTCTGAACCACTCATATTGTATAGCCTGTCCAACTTGGAGGCCATATTCCATGGAGTCTTTCTGTGCGTCAGTAACAAACTGATCAGGGAAAGCGGCTTGATTGATTTCTATTTTTACCTCTTTCATTTATTATTTATTATACTGCGAGAATCAGTATTGTTATATGTTGCAAATTTAATGCTTATTTTCTTTTTTTCTTTTGACGGTGTATATAAGTGTTTTTGATTAGCCATAATTGCTAATCCAGAACTAATAGATGCATCAAACTTTGTTCGGTTTGAGATATCAAACTTTGCCCAATCCTCTAAAGTTCTTTGAAAATACATATCACCCATATCACCTTCTGTTCTATATATACCTTGCTCATCAATTCCCACATACTTTTCTATGTGAGACTCAATAGCTGCTGCATGCGACTGCTTTACATCTTCAGAAGTATTAGGTATTCCACCTAATTCTCTTTCTGTTTTTGAAAGTTTAGAATAATTTTTGTCAGGTCTGTTTAAACAAAACTCTCTGTATCCTCTATTTTTAAAATGATACAGTAATCTTGGTTTGTTATTCTCACACAAAATTGGCATTCCATAAAAAAAACAAGCCATTAAAACTTCTTCAAAAAATATCTCTGCAGTTTGAGGTCTTGCAATATATTCTAAAAAGAAATGATTACTTGGCATTTCTTCCATACTAAATTTTGTAAGTCCGTGCAAAGAACCATTAGATCCTTTACCAACTACCACTCCCGAAATGTCATAAGAATCACAGCCAAATGAACCTAAATGTTCGTTTCCTGGTAAAAATCTGCCATTCTTTTTTATTACATTGTTTTGCAACGCAACTTTCGGCATGTAAGTTACAAAAAATCTTCCTCTTTTATTTGGAGTCCATATTACCTGGGAATCTTTTATCCCATTTTTCCAACTAAAAGATCCCTGAGTTATAAAATGGTCTTTAATTAAGGAATCATTATAATCTATTTGTTGATATATTTTAGTTAAATTAAATATAGATTGTTTACTTTCATCTCTAAAGGCATGAGATTCAGAGCGAGGGAACTGTCGATAAAATTCATTTAAAGCATCTGGATCATTTTTTAAAGAGTCAACTTCGTTTTGCCAATAAGTAACAGAACCCTGATCAATATACTCTCCATCGATTCCCATAACTTTTGTTTCTGGAGTTTCAAAAACAGGCATACCATATCTATCTATAAACCCTTCCATGTTCCATTCCATAGGAACAAAAAGTGAATATAATCCGCTTTTAGTTTGACCATTTGAATTTCTTTTGTTAACATCTGAATCGTAAAATAAATTCTTAAAGTTTCTACCACCTTTATCTAAAGCATTTGAAGTAGAACCCATCATACATTTGCCAATAACTTTGCTACCTAATCTCAAGCATGTCTTTGTAACACGCCAGTTATTTAAAATATTTTCAGGTTTTTCCCATTTGCCACTTTCATCATGAATTAAAAGTTTTAATTTTTCTCCATCATAACTGTTATCAGAAGTGTTTTTCCAATCAATAGTAGTGTCTAAGCCCTCAAGCTCTTCCTCTTCTATTTCAAACATATTCTTTTTGGTAATTTTAGAAGCGGGTACTCTAAATGCTAATTCAGTTTTGGGCTTATCCATACCATCTTGTATGGGTTTAAAAAAGAAAGGATAGTTATTAGATATAGGAACAACTTTATCAGTAAACATTTTTTTAGCATCACTACCTGTTTTAGATAGTATTCCTACTCTCGAGTCTTTTGCGAGAGTTGCCATGTTTACACACTCTTCAGAACCCATGTAAGAAAAACCTGACCGCCTTATTTTTAAATAACAAATACCGAAACTTCTTTTGTCTGCTTTACAAGCTTCCCAGTATATGTAAAATATTCTATTAGCTTCTCTAAAATCAGGTAGCCCAACATCAATTTTTGTCCACTGTAAATACATGTAATGAGACCCTGTTATATATGTAGGTATACCATTATTGTAGAACCAAAAACCTTTTTCTCTTCTGTTAAATTCTTCCTCAATATAATCTACCCATTGATTTTTAAAGTCATTAGACATTTGATGCCAAACAAATATGGTAGATATTTTTTTTAATTCTTTTGAAAATTCTTTAGCCTCCCAATACTGATCTATTTTAGAATTAGATCTTTTATATATATTTTTTGGTGTACTTGGTAAGGCAATTCTTAAACCATTTATATTGTATATTTCACCAATAGTTCCATCTCTGGATATTATTACAATATTATATTTTTCATCATAACCATACTGCCAAGATTTGTGTCTGTTTTTTGTAGAAACAACCTTAGCTGGAATTGCATTATGCAAAACTGTATATAAGTTATTTTGAATTTCTTTCTGCAAATCCTTTTGGTAAGTTATTTTTTTTAGTTTCTTTTCCTTCTAACCTATCTTTCTCCTCTTCTATTCTTTTTAATATTTCAAAGGCATCAAAAATTGCAAGTTTTTTTGTAGCTGCTGCATTTTTTAATCTATCTGCCGATACATCATCTTCTGTTCCTGTTACTATTTTTTCTTTAGCTACATTTATTAATTCATCTACAGCCTTTTGACCTGCATCTATTATTTTTATTTTAAGTGCTTTAGTATCCATTACTTAAATTTATAAAACATTACAAATACTTTTCTACCTGAAGACCATCCTTTATTAGGAAATTTACTATGGAAATAACTGGAAGGATAAGATAGTAATCTATTTTCTTCATATCCAATCACAGAACTTAACCTCCATTTTTCTAAAATCTCAGCATCAGCTTTGAGCATTCTATCATATTCTTCATCTGTAATTTCAGGTGGTAAATCTTTACCATAAATATCATGTTCCCAAAAAGCTGTTCCATGTAACTCTTCAAGTTCTTTAGGTGATAAATACAATACAATAGCACGATCAGGTCTTTCTCCTTTTATGTTTAAATCAGAATGAATTCTCCAGTTAGTGTCTAACTCATCTGTGGCAATTCTAAAAAAACTTAATATGTTTTCTAATTCTACCCCTTCTTTTTGTTCGAGTAAACTTAAAATATATTTATCAAAATCTTCATTTGAGTCTAAAACATAAAAATCTTTTTCTCCAGAAATAACTTTTTGAAAAGGTTCGTTTAAATAATTTTGAGTTACCTTTAAAAAATCTTTGTCTAAAAAATTATCTATTATATATATCATAATTTTATAGTAATATTTTGCGTAAACATTCTATATAAGTCCTCCCCCTCTACTTTAAATGCATATTCACTGTGTGGCTCAAAACATATTTCGTCTCCGACCTTTAATCCTAAGGCTTCTAACTGTTTATTAATGTAAACCAACTTGCCGTGTAGAGGCTCTTTTGTTACTCCGCTTCCTATAAAATAAGAATCTTTTTTAGAAACAGGTTTTACAAAACAATATTTATCATATGCTTTCCAGTCTTTATCTTTTTTATATAAAAAAAACTGAAACTCATCTACTAAAAACAAATCGTCTTTTAACCAGCTTCGTCCACTTTTTTGTCTTCCATAAATGTCATTATAATATTTAAAAACATTATGGTGAACCAATACTGTGTCACCTATAGATATATCGCCAGTATACCCTATTGGTATATTTACTACCTTTGCAAACCTATTTGCAACAGTGTGATCTTCTTCAGATACACTTATGATTAACTCTTTGTCTCCATAAGATTTAGTGTTATCATACCTTTTACCCTTTAGTGGTTTTACAATAAAATAGTGTGGTGATTGCATTAAAAATTTATATTATATTCCAATGAGATTGGCATGGTGGTTTTAAATTCTTTCCACAACAACACTTCGTTTTCTTTTTGAATCCATATCATATATGATTCATATTCTTTATTGTGTTGTATCAAGTGAATAGAATATCCTCCTCCCAAAACTTCTTGGCCTACAATATAATGCATTGCACCAGATTTATAATCTGTGCCTATGGATATTTTTCTTATGTCCAATCTATTAAATTAAAATGTTGTTCCTAATGTTAGGATTCTATAGTACACGTTCACAAACAACTTACCGTCACCTTGTGATGGATTACCACTCGTAGTTAAAACTAAAGGTTGATTAGCAGGCAGTACTATATTTGTTGCTCCCCCATCAAGAAAAAGCTTTGTTGCATAGTCTGCGTTACCATTTGCAGTTGCAGATGGCAAAGTTGCAAATACAGTGGTGCTGCATTTAAACTCTAAATTGTTTCCAAAGTTATATGCTGTTGTACCTTTTTGACCATATACTGCAAGAGACAATACATCAAAAACCTTGTTTGTTCCTGGAGCAGCAATAATTGTTTTTGAAGATGTTGCTAAAGATTGTAATTGTGAAGATGTAACTTCGACATGAGCAACTAACGTATCAATACCAAATTGTGCTTGTAATTGTTGTACAGTACAAGATTTTGTCATTAGCTGATTTTCTGCATCAGTAAGTATTAAATAATCTGCAGGATCTAATGTTGCAATTTGTGGGTATGCCGTAGTGTTGCTTATTTTTGCCATTTTATTCTTTGTCTTCTGGTTGCGTTACAGTTCCGTCTTTTAAATTAATCGTTGCATTCTTACCGTATTTTTCAGCAAGAATTTTTTCTTGATCATTAAAAGAATTTTGAATACTTTCTAACGCACTCATTAATGTTTTTTGTTGTACTGCTGCATCAGCAATAGCAACTTTAGTTTGCATAAACTGCTGATTAAGATTTTGAATGTTCTCTAATTCTACTGCAGTTAGTTGCATTGGTTCTTTTTCTTTACTCATTTTAATTTGATTTTATTTATAATAACAAAGGTAATAAAAATTTTATGAAATGTTCTTAAACATTAATTACGGTGTCCAAGCAGGTATATAATAATTTTGACCTCCTATGTTAATTATTACCCAACCAGCAGCAAATAAACCAGTATTGTCTGGTACTTCTGGACTTTGAAAACCAAAATTTGCGGGTGCATTAGTAGCAGAAATAAATCCTGGAGCACCACTTGCTACAGCCGTTACATGCCCTGTAGCATCTACTGTTATATCTGCATTAGGATAAATTCCTGGAATTGCTCCTGAAGCTGCATGTTCAATAGTAACTGATCCACTTGCTCCACCTCCTATTATTGGTGCTGTTGTAGAAACATTTGTAATATCACCTGTGTTAGTGGTATAACCCGCACCGTTTGTAAGTTGATTGTTATTTGTAACGCCATTGGTGATTGTAACAACACCGCTGCTTTCAGATGTAGATATGTTTGTTCCCCCTGCAATTTTCATTGTAGCACCATTGGTAATTGTACCAGACCCAGAATCTGAACTAATTGTCCAAGATGACATTGTTCCAGTATTAGTTGTATATCCTGAATCGTTTGTAAATTGAGATATATTATTACTTGCTAAACCTAATGTTACTGAACCAGAAGTACCTCCACCTGTTAACTTATTTCCTGCGATTACTTCAGTAATGTCTCCTTGTGGTATACTTGGGAAAGTAGTAAGGTCACCTGCTCCATCAATATATTGAGAAGAAGTACCTGCCATTGTAATAGCAATTGTACCACTACTTGTTACTGGTGCACCACCTGTTGTGAAAGCATTTCCTTGATGAGAAAATCCTACACTTGTTACTGTACCTGAGCCTCCACCTGCAACAGCATTGTCTACATAAGTTTTGTTTGCTGCGTCCGTTCCTGCAGATACTGTATCAATACCTTGTATTCTACCTGTACCACCTAATGTAATATCCCCACCAGAAACAGTTATATCTCCTGAAAAAGTAGCACTATTAGCAGTTAAACCTGCTGACATTGAGATATTTTTGTTTACTTGTATTTCTTCACCACCATTTGTAGTTACAAATCTCATATATAAATCAGATCCTTGCTTTATTTCTAAAGCTGCACCACCATTATCTATCATGTTAATATCACAACTACTTGGAGTTAAATCTATATCCCCGCTTACAGTTATATCTCCTGAAAAAGTTGAGGCAGCACCTCCTGTTTGTGTAAATGCTGCGTCTACTGTAGTAGCTCCATTTAAATAACTTGTACCGTTATTGTAAAAATCAAAACTTGTGTTTACAGCACCAACATATATTCCTACTGCATCTATATCCCCGCTTACAGTTACATCATTTGCAAAAGTTGCGTTTTGACTACTATCTAAAACAAGTGCGTTTAATCCCCCTGTTTTAAAAGTTATTTCATTAGCAGCAGATCTCTGTATATAAGTATCTGTATCTCCAACCCAAGTATAAACTCCAGCTGTAGCGTTTACAATATCGTTACCAGATGTTATTTTTCCTGCAAAAGTTGCATCACCCTGCGAAGACATATCTAATTGAAGAGCGTTAAATTCTACTCCTCCATCCACACCTCGCAAGAACATATCAGAATTGTTTATTCTTGACCTAATTTGAAGACCACTTGAATTACTTATAGTTCCAAATATAACTCCATCATCACTCAATATAATATCTTGGCCACCCGCATCTATAGTTATATCAGAAGCCGCATCTAAAAGTAAAGTTCCAGTAGATTCTATTTCCGTAGTTATTATTTTTCCATCTACCGATTCATCTGATAAAAATTTTATTGACATAAACTATTTAATTTTATTTATTAAACAGTCTTGCTAATTAATACTCTTACATCATTAGTTGCAATTGGACTGTTTGTTGTTATTGTAATTTGATTTGTTGTATTTCTTAAAACATCAGCAAAAACTGTATCGTATGTGCTATTGTCATACAACTGAATTATTACGTCTCTTGTTCCTAAGTTATGAGTAACCTGATAAGAAGTTGCAACACCATTACCAATGTTAGTAGCAAACGTTAAATCTGAAGCTACACATGTTTCTACTGCAGTACAGAAGTCAGTTACCTGAGATGCTGTGATTGAAATATTTTGTTCACTTAGCGAAGTTACTAAACCTTTTGCAGTTACAGTAGCAGAAAGTGATTTACTTGCTGAACCATATGATCCTGCAGTAACTCCTGTATCATCTAATGTTACAAATCCATTAGCTGTTACTCCAAAGTTTCCACTATCAAATCCAGCTACACCTTTTTGTGTTGCTCCATCTGTAGCTCCTGCTCCAGCAATGTTTTGATCAGCTATAACAACTGTATAATCTGTTAGAGAAGGTGTTGAACTTGCAGCAATAGCTGAATTAGCAAATATTAAATCACCAACTTCTAAAGTTTCTGTAAAGAATGTACCTGCTGTAGTAACTACATAGAAGTCACCCTGATCTAATGCAACGTTACTTCCTCCAGTTAATGCAGGAGAGTTTGTGCTTGCATTATATCCACCTTGGAAAGTACCAACTCCAGCTGCTATAGATTGAACTTGTGCTAAGTTAACACCGTCCGTTCCAGCAGTACCTGTAGCTACATCTAATAATTTATTTCCACCAAAGTCTACATCTGCTTCTGCATCACCCCATTGGTTTAAGTGTACATTTTGGTATAATATTTTTTCGTTTGCAGTTCCATCTACACCTACCAAAAAGTCTGCGGCAGGATCAATAGTTGTAACTGTAGTTAATTCAGATAAGTCAAGATTAACTGTAACAGTGTCTGTCGCACTGGCTACGGTGTCAATACCTGTAGATCCAGCAACTGTAAGTGTATTACCGTCACTAATGGTTTGTGAAGTACCAGTGTCAGCAGCTAAAGTAAAGCTTGACATTGTACCCGTACCTCCAGTATAGTTAATTGTAACTGTTCCAGTTCCGTTGTTTACTGTAGATATATTTGTACCACCAGCAATATCGAATGAATCGTTGTTTCCGATATCTGAGTCAGTACCCGAATCAGCAATCAGTGATATCTTATCAAATGGTTTACTGTTTGTTATTGTTAAAGTATCAGTCGCACTTGCAACGGTAGTAATACCATTACCTTGAGCAAATGTTGCAGTATTACCGTTTGTAATTGACTGAGAAGAACCACTTGATCCTGCAAGTGTCCAAGAAGTCATTGTTCCTGATCCACCACTTGATGCTGCTGTAATTCTACCTTGAGCATCTACCGTAATATCAGCAGAAGTATATGAACCTGCAGTAACTGCAGTATCATCTAAGTTTAATGTAACTGTATCAGTTGCACTGGCCACTGAACTTAATCCTGTACCTCCAGCTATAGTAGCAGTATTACCACTTGAAATTGTTTGACTCGATCCGCTATCTGCAGCTAAAGTCCATGAACCGTAGTTATCAAAAGAACCTATTGTAACTGTTTCAAGATTGATTGCAGTTACGTGTCCAGTTACATCAGTACTTACACTATCTACTTTAGTGAATGATCCACCAGAACCTAAACTATCTGTACTTGTAGTATCTGTTCTTGAAGTATTATTGTGAGTTACAGTAAGCGTGTCTGTTGCACTTGCTGCAGTAGAAATTTTTGTTCCACCTGCTATATCAACTGTGTTACCATTAGAAATAGTTTGACTTGAACCACTGTCTCCACTCAATGTCCATGATGACATTGTTCCAGGAGCTGTTCCTGAACTTGCAGAAGTTAATCTACCTTGTTGATCTACAGTAATACTTGCATACGTATAAGAACCTGGCGTTACCGCAGTATCATCTAAGTTTATTGTCAACGTATCTGTTGCACTTGCTACAGTAGAAATAGCTGTTCCTCCAGCAAATGTTGCAGTATTTCCATCAGCAATCGCTTGAGATGAACCACTGTCTCCAGATAAAGTCCAAGAAGTATACTGTCCTGCAGGAGTAGCCCATACATTATCACCTCTTAAGAATGTTGTTCCACTTGGTGTTCCCGTTGCTGATAAATCAACATCTCCAATACTTACCGCTCCCGTTGCCGCTGAGTTAGCTGTTCCAAAAGAAACAAATGTTCCTCCATTTGTATTTGTAAATGAATTAACTACTGAGCCTACTGCAGCTCCTAATGTTACCCATGATGCACCGTTATAATATTTAAGTACGTTTGTATCGGATCTATAAATAAGTTGACCCTCTCCAGTAACGGAAGGATCTGAAGTTACGTTTTGTACTTTAAAATTCTGTAACTCACCGTTGGTTAAATTAATGTTTGATAAATATTTTATTGCCATGTTATATATATTCTTTTCTAATTAAAATAAGCTTTGCCTGTAAAAGGGAATAAAAATGTTATTGTTACTTGGTTTACACTATTATATTCTACTTCGCCGTAAACAGTTGTGTTTGCTGAGTCTACTACTGACACTGAAGGGAACTTGTTTAAGTTATGAGTAACAATCCAGGTTGAAGAAGCAACATTCTGCGTAAACACAAAATTCTTATCTGATGCAGATACTGCATCATATGTCAGCAAAGATATAAAATAATCTTCGTTTTTATTTAAGCCTCCATTCCCCGCTTTGTATGTAACAGTTATATTATAAAAGTTAGTTTCTACAGGATCTTGAGCCTGTGCGTCCCACTGATATATAGCCCATTCACTCATATTGTCGGCTTCAGTAAGTAATATATAACTACCTACAAAAGGAGAGTTATATAGTGTGGATATATCTACAGGAGGAGTATGTTCTAAACTATACTGATCAAACTTACTTAAAACAAATTGTTGTATCCCATTAAAAGGAACATTGTCTGAACCATAAGGATCAAAACTTATTGTACCATTTGCCCTGTTTCCTTCTGTTTGATATGTATATCTTAATAATTGACTTTGAGTTTTTTTCTTATTAATAAACTCAGCAACATCTCCAGCAGTAAAGTTTTTTGTTTGAAAATTACTTTGCGAATCAGAACCAATCCACTTATCTGCCGATACTATGTTAGTATCATTTACATATGTTGCTATTTTTGCCATTTATAAAAATTTTGTTTTTTTTATTTTTTCGTAACTACGTCCTCCAAAATAAGCTGCAACGATTGTAATAAGAAGCATTTTTAATAATTCTTTCCATTCGCTATCTACTGCAAAGTTAATAAATCCAGAGTCAATAAATATAAGCAAAACTGTGCTTATTAAAACAAATGCTAAAGATAGTGGTCTAATAGATTTAGATAGCGTATTATCACTAAGCATATCTGATGACCATCTTTTTGAAATTTCTTCAAGTTCTTTGTTCTGATGATTATATATCATTTGCTGAAGTTTGATTTTATCTTCAACAGATATTTTAGATTTTGAAATTTCAGCTATAGCCTCTTGTGGATCAACAACTCCTTCAAGAACTTTCCCTAATGCAGGGTTCACTACATGAGCAGCACCTAACAATAGTTTTCCTACGGTAGTGTCTTTAAATTTTTTTTTGGAGGTTTCTGACATTTTTTACGATCATTTGTTTTTTTTATCTTGATCGTCTTTATTGTTCAGTAACATCCATTTATTTATGGTATACCCGATACTTACTATTAATAAAAATAGTTTCAATGTCATATCGATAGTAGTAAAAGATATAGCGAATGTACTTGCGTTTAGTACGTATAATTTAATATCTGACATCCAAGCATTCATTTTTTAGTTACGTAAGTATAGTTAATTACTATATCTTCAGACCAAGTATTGTTCATGTTGTTTGTTATAATTTCCATATTACCAAATTGCTAATGAGTTATTTCTTGCTGCTGAATCTGTTCCTGTAGAAAATAATTGTACCACTTGTACAGGTAAATATTCTCCCACTGGGAAGTTGCTAAATGTCACTATACTACCAGCTGTTGTTTTGACTTTTACGTCTACAAAAGATTTTGCTATATCCATCGTTGCTTCGCTACTTCCAATATATAACAAACATCCTTGAGCTGATTTTGGATATTGTTGTTGTGCAGGTCCTCCAAGGTATACTACATAAGTTTCTCCTGAAGCCATTATGTTTGAACTAATCCCAAGAACTGTTTCGCTATCCACACTACTTACAGTAGCTGTTGTGTTATCCGTTGTATTATAAATAATATCTCCTACGGAAACGCCGTCTTCTATAAATTTTTTATTAGTGTCTACAAGTTTATTAGCTGTAGTAGTTCCGTTAGTCCCAGATATAGTACTTAATCCTGGGTATGGGATTGGAAGTGTATCACTTGCGATAACTTCTATTGATAATCCCGTGTTTACTGTAATTTTTGGGTATGCCATTTTTTTTATTTTGAGGGTTAAAAATCTCTTTTATTATTATTTCTGATAAGGAAATTTTCTATTTAAAGAATCTTTTCTTTCAGAACAACCACAGGGTTTTCCTATTGCTTTACTTACTGTTTGAACAGCTGCATGAATACCTGTTGCTTTTGTTACTTTTTCAATTGTATCTCCAAGTCCTTTTGATTTCATTTTATTTATTTTTTTTACAAATACATTCTGCTATTGGACAATCATTCACATTTATAATTAGCTTAGATATAGTCCAGTTCCATTTACACAATACCTTACACCATGATTTTTGAATCCAATATCCTAATTTTACTAAGAGTTTTCCCATAATACTATCTTCCTTTAAATCCTTTTACAGATCCTTTTTTATTTCTGCATCCTTTACCGCTCTTTAGGCTTCTTGAACAAATGTTTGCTAACTTTTGTCCAATTCTTGCTCCTCTTTGAGCTTTTCGTTTTGCTTTACGCATTGCTCTTCTTCCATATCCTCTTCCTGAGGGTGAGGCTGCTAAGGGTTGTGAAATTCTAAACTCCATTATTTGTTTGTATTATATATAGTTTTTCTTTTAACGTAGGGAACTACTTGAACTAAGTTTCTTACAACATCAGCTTCTTTTATAATTTCCTTTTTCTCAACCTTTTTTTTTGTGGTTGTACTTTTTTTTGTGGCTGTTTTCTTTTTTGCCATATTTAATTTAATTAATTTAAACTTACCCTTACTTTCGCTTAGCTTTACCTTTTACTCTTTTAAGCTTAGGGTTTTTTCTTTTTGCTGCTGCACTCGCTTTACGAGTAGAAGATGCTAATATAGCAGATGCTCTTTTTTTAGAGATGCCTTGCTTCTTAGCTATTTTAGAAGCGACTTTTTTAAAACTCATTACTTCTTAATTAAAGAAGACAAATGAGATTTAACACTTTTAGGATAGTACTTCATAGAGTGATCTCCGCCGTATGCGTGACCGTCCATTTTTTTAGCCATTCCTTTACTTTCATCTCGTCTTGATTTCATAGACTGAGATTTTTTTCCGTTTTTAGATCCTAATGACTCATCAAGTCTTCAATTGTAACCTTGCTTTTTCATGTTATTTATTTTTTACAAATATACTATTTTTATCTTTTTGATTTTTTACCTACACACTTCCATCTCTTACGAGATAAATTATTAGGAGTATTAGGATCATTTCTTTTACCAATAGGTAAGCCCATCTTTATTCCATAGCTTCTGGCACAATATGAATCACCTTTGGAAGTACCAGGTCTTACCCTTGGTCCACCACCTTTTGCTTTTCCTGCTTGGCCATAACTTACTTTTTTTCCAGAAGCAGTAACCTTTACTTTAGCTTTTCCTTTTCTTGGTGTTGGCATTACTTTTTCTTAGTATGAGTATATCCCTTTTTCTTTAAAGCTAAATGATCTTTCATTGTTTTAGCAACTTTTTTGATTCCAGTTTTACTATACATGTTGTGTATTTTAAATTTTTTTGCCATTGTTATACTCCTTTTACGTTTTTTACAAATTGCTTTCCTTTTGATCCTTCTTTCTTTTTCTTTCGAGCAGTAGCAGCAAGTTTTCTTTTAGATAGTCTTTTGGCCTTAGCCATAGGTAAACAACGATCAGGGTTCTTCTTATTTTTAGAAGTACCGCATGGGCCTTTTATCTTACCGTCAGTACCGATACGAACCCAATTTTCTTCACGCCATTTTTTTAACTCTCCCATTAATACATTTTAGAACCCATCTTTTTTTCCATCCCGTATCCTGGATTGTTTTTCATACTACCCTTCATTGTTTTAGCAAACTCAGCTGCCTGAGCTTTACCTACTGCATTGTAAGGAAATTGTTTTGTTTTCATTTTACCTGTGTCTCCACACTTATACTTTACTGTTGGCATAATTATTTACTTTTTACTTTTTTAAACTTTTTTTTATTTTTTAATACTTTAAAATCTGCACCCGTAATTTTATTAAAAGGCATTGCTGCTCTTGCAATTTTTCTCTGAGACTTACTTAATTTACTCATTTCTTTTTCTTTAAAGTTTTTAGCATCTTATCTATTTTGTTCGCTTGACCTTTGTGCATAGCAGAAGCTTTTTTAAGCTCTCTTGATATTTGTTTTAATTTCTTTGCGTCCATAATTATTATTTCTTTTTTTTGCCTTTAGCGTAGTTAGGGTCTTTACAATATTTACTTGCAGCCATATTTGCATATGCTGACGGATACTTATCAAATGTTCTTTTAGCCCATGCTATACCAGATGGGCAAATTTTATTTCCTTTCTTTTTTGTTCTCCCTGCCATTAGTCGTAAGGATTATAAGTTCTTCTTGACTTTCTCTTCTTTTTTCTATAAGCACTACGTGCCTTATTATCTTTAATTTTATTAAATATAAAAGTAATAGCTTTTTGTTTTAGTTTCCCTTTCTTTTTATTTTTAGGATCTATCATAACTATTTCTTTTTTCTTTTATCAATTACTTTAGTAGGATAGCTTACATCAAGATCACTTAAACTTTTATTAGCTCCTCTTGATTTCATTTTATCATAAGCTTTTAATTCCTTAGGTGTTCTTTTAACCATCTTATAAGTACACTTCTTAACCCCTTTTTTGTTTATCTTACAAACTTGGGTTCTTACTTTTTTACGATTTTTGTCTTTAGTTGGCATATCTTTTTATTATTAAATATTGCAATATTCTGTTGTAGCATCAAAACTTGGGCATGCTTTTGCAGCAAAGTCTCGATGAGAATGTATTTTTGCTTCTGGGTACATTTTACGTAATACGACTAACAGTTGCAACAAAGAATCTTTTTGTTCTTTAGTTCTGGTATCTTTTGGGGGATAATTTCCTTTTGAATCTTTTTCAGATTCTACTCCTCCCACATAACAAATCGATATTGAACTGCAATTCAAACCTTTAGTATGAGCTCCACACTTGTTTATCATTCGTCCAGTTTCAATAGAACCGTCTATTAAAACTAAAAAATGATATCCCATTCCTTTCCATCCCCTTGCCTTGTGCCATCTATCAATTACTTCAGCATTAATTGAGTCGTCTCCTTCTCTTGTTGCTGAACAATGAATTATAATTTTACTTACATCTTTCATTTGTGTAACTTTGTACCTTTACAAAAGTAATAAATTTAATCTAATTTTTTTATGAGTGTACCTGTCCGAAATACATCAAGGTCAAATCCAACACATGACTATCTTAAATATTGGAGAGTAGTAAAGTATTGGGCTAAAAGAAAATATAATATAACTACTGGAGACTTAGAGCTAATGCTTTTTTTATATAGTGAGCATTTGTTTAACAAAACTAAATTTGAAGAGTACCAGGAATTATTTAGCTGGAATAAAAATAAATTCTATGAGCTAATAAAAAATGGTTGGATACACGAATGGAGAAAGAAAAAAGGTAATCAAGCTGCTTTATACGAGCTCACATACAAGGCCAAGAGAATGATTAGTAATGTTTATGCAAAATTAAATGGTGAAGAGTTTCCTGAAAACTATGTAAACAACCCTGTATTTAAACACGATGTTAAATTCAGAGATAAAGTATTTAGAAACTATATGCTTAAAATAAATAAAGAGATACGAGAAGATAATTAAACAACAACAACAACATCTCTTTCTGATATTACTGTGTATACAAAATCATTTATAAGCATTGAGTGACCCGCAGCTTTATCGTAATATATAATATCTTTTTCTTTTATGGTATCAACTAAAGTTCCTGGTTTTACAACCTTGCCCTTTTGATATCTCATAGAAGATACGTCTTCTGAAGATAATAAAATTCCAGATTCCGTTTTTACTTCCTCTTCTATTTTTTTAATTACTATATATTTTCCAATTGGTTTCATATATTTCTATAAATTATTAATGTTTCTACCTCGCAATTTTTATTAAAACAACTATAGTTTGATACAATACCTTCACCTTCAATGCTATAATCTTCATAGGAATGGTCTCCACCCCATATTAAATTTTCATCGCAATCCGTACACTTATTCATAATTATTTATTATCGTATGTTCTTGCCATTGTAATAATGGCGTTAGTAGAAAGTATTGTTGTTGCTACACTACTTGCATTTATAAGTGCGTTCTTAGTAACCTTAAGAGGATCTATTATACCTAAATCAAACATGTTCCCATACTTTTCATTCTTAACATCAAATCCGTGATTATGTCCTTCAAAATAAATACCGCCATCACCAATAATTTCTTTTGGATTCATTCCTGCGTTTTCTAATATTTGATATAGTGGTTGACACAATGTGTCTTTTACTATATTAAATGCTGTAGTATAGTCTATATCTTCTGGAGTTAAATTATCCATAGCATCAGATAATCCATATAAAGCAATCCCTCCACCAGGAACAATCCCTTCTTCTAATGCAGAACGAACAGCACATACCGAGTCATCAACTCGGTCAAATTTTTCTTTTTGTTCTACATCTGAATTACCGCCTACGTAAATGCATCCTATTGCTCCAGCTAAACTTGCTATTCGCTCATCAATAAACTTTCTATCTACTGGGTTGGTAGTATTAGCTTGCTGTATTTTTAGATCATCTACTCGAGTCTTAAGCTCTACAGTTGACTCATCATTTTTTATTAGAACAGTTTGATCTTTGCCTACTATTATTTTATTAGCAAAACCTAAGTCTTCCATACGAAGCAAGCTTAGGTCATCGCCCGTTTGCTCAGAGAAGTAGGTTGCCCCAACTGTTGCAGCTATATCCTGCATCAGTTCATTTTTCTTATACCCGAATGAGGGAGGGGCAATGTTGCATAGCTTTAGGTTATTCCTCACCACATTGGCAGCAAACGTATTGATGACGTTTTGCCCGCAGTCTGCAATGACTAAAAGCTTATCATTGTTTTGTATAACTGGTTTTAGTATGTTTTCTATTTGTAGAATGTTACTTATCTCCTGGTCACAAACAAGGACACGAACATCTTCCAATATACACTCATCCTTTTTTTGATTATTAATAAATAGGTTTGAAGTATACCCTCTGTCTATCCTTATACCATTTGTTACTTCGGCAAAGGTTTCGTGATTCAAAGATTTTTCTACCGTAACAATACCATCTTTACCAACTTTAGAATACGCATCGTAGATTAGTTTGCCAATAGTACTATCGTTATTAGCAGATATCTTAGCTACATTCAATAAACTTTTCTTTGTAATCCTCTTTGAGTTCTTCGTTAGTTTTTTTACCATATCTTCTACGATACTGTTTACATGACGAATGACTTGAGTAGTGTTGTTTTTTGCAGTTAAATATTTTTGCCCAGCGTTTACAAATCCCTCAGCCAATACAATAGCAGTAGTCGTTCCATCTCCAGCTGAATTTGCAGTACGCTCAGCTGCGTCTTTCATTATTTGTATTGCAAGGTTCTCAACTGGATCGTTAAGAGATACTGACTTGGCAACAGTTACCCCGTCCTTAGTTACAGTGATTCCACGTAAGTGGTCGGGCGATTCGATTAGTACGGTTTTACCGCGAGGACCTAATGTACTCTTTACTGCTTTTGAAATTTTTGTAATCCCGCTGATTAGTTTTTCTCTACCCGATTCATCGAAATGAAGATCCTTGGGAATGTAGCCCTGTTTTGACATATGATTGAATTTAATTAAAGTGATACAAATATATAAAAATTATTCAGGATGAACTACTCTACCGCATTTGTATTCAATTATTTTTTAATGACGCAATGACGACTTGGGTCGCTCCTTTTCTCTACTATATATTTTCTCTATTATATATATTTTTATATTTTATTTTTATAGAATAAAACTGTCATTTCAGTCATTTATAATATAACTTACTTATTATTAGTATATTATATTTTTATAACTGTCATTAAAAGAGTCATTAAAATGACTAATATATAGTAATAATAAAGAATTAAGTAAAAAAAAAGAGGCTACTAATTGTAACCCCTTTTCAAACTCAATCAAAAACAGAACATTGGGAATTAAGTTTAGAAAAACAATTGTCTAAAATTCTTCTTGTTTTCAGCAAGCTCTATGGCTTCTGCTATTTGGTTTATCTTACGATCATTTTTTACAGCTCTCTTTACCATTGCTGCTTTGGCTATTCCACTCATACCATCTGGAGCATCGTTTATTAAACGACCTTCCTTTATTGTGTAACCTTGTTGTCTTGGTGTTAATCCTTTTTTATAATTACTCATTTTAAAAATCTAATGTTAGTGTTGCTATTAATAAATAAATTCGGATCGTACTATATTCATAATTTTCCTCTGGCCTCATAAAATCAAAACCTAATGCAAAGCGATTATGAGGATAGTGAAACTCAATCTTTAAACTCCACGAATCCATTTGCACAAAGATAATAAAAAAATGTTAGATATTTAGAACCTGAGGGTAATACCCCGATATGCATATGCCACCCCCCAACCCGAAGTCAAAATTTTTTATCAGCTCAAAGCAATCCTAAAAATTTCGCTCCGATTTTTTTAGCTTTTCCCTGGGCCGTTACCAGGTAGCACCGCCCCCGCTCCAGGTAGCACCCCCGCCCCCGTATCACGCCCCCGCGTCCGTCTATTAATGGCCTATTGTTTAACAGGTAACCGCACCGCCCCCGCATCTCGCACAAAAAAGAGAAAGAGACAAAGACACGCCCCGCGGTTTATCCCCCCGCGAGTATGATAAAACACAAACAAAGTTTATTTTTTATTAAATTTTTTTTTGCTTGTAACATACTGACAATCAACAAATTATAATAGAGTTTTGAAATGTACATAAACATTTTTTAAAAATATATTTGGAGATAAAAAGATTTGAACTATATTTGAACCATAGTT